GGTGGTCTGAGTATTCTTCTTGTACCTTGGATTAATTCTGAGAATAAAGAAAAGAGTATATCTATGATTAAAAAATCAAGTTCTCCTGTGTGTATGGGACATCTTGAGTTGAATGGATTCAGAGCAACTCCAGGCCATATGATGGAACATGGAATGGATTGGAGTATATTTAAAAAATTCAAGAAGACTTATACTGGACATTATCATTGTCGTTCAAATGAGGAGAACATTTATTATCTTGGTAATCCTTATGAGATGTTCTGGAATGATGTAAATGATAAGGAACGTGGATTCCATTTCTTTGATACAGAAACATTAATACATACCCCAGTTAATAATCCATATAGGATCTTTAAGATAATTTATTATGAAGATCAAGATTATCAGACCTTTGATACTCGTGAGTATGAGGATAAGATTGTAAAATTAATTGTTAAGAAGAAAACTAAACCTAGAAAGTTTGAAAAGTTTGTTGATAAATTATATAATTCTAATGTAGCAGAGTTAAAGATAATAGAGAATTTCCAATTCCAAGAAGCTGAAGATTTTGAGGCATTTGAATCTGAGGATACTTTGTCTATTCTTAACAGATATGTTGAAGATTCTGAGATTAACTTAGAGAAATCAAGAATACAGAAGATGCTTCAGGATGTTTATAGAGAGGCATGTGAATTAATATGACCGATACTATACGTGTTTATGATAAAGCACTTCCTGATGCATGGTGTAAAAATTTAATTGAGATGTTTGAGTCTAAATCTGATGAGCATCATACATTAACTAATAGAAATAACTGTCCAAAATTTACTGAGTTGTGTATTAATAGAGCATCTATACAACATGTAAATGGATTAGTTCAGTTTGTTCTTAAAGTATATGATAAGTATAAAGCAGATATTGGTGTTGGTTCAAGATTTATACCACAATTTAATCAGTTAGAAGAATTTAGAGTTAAAAGATATCTTGTTGGTAATGGTGATCGTTTTGATGAGCATGTTGATATTCAAAGAGAGAGGACTGCTAAAAGAGCTGTATCATTTCTTTTTTATTTGAATACTTGTGAAGGTAGTACGGTTTTTACAAGACAGGAGTTGAATGTTTCTCCAAAACGTGGTAGAGTGGTAGTATTTAATCCTACTTGGGAATATCCTCATAAAGGCCTTCCCCCAACAGTTGATACTAAGTATGTTATGAGCACATACTTACATTACCCAAATTTATCTAATTATGATAATCCATATGAAATAGGTAAAGAACCAAAATATGGAGATCCTGATTAGTAATGTATATCTTAACTGTTCATGGGAAAGAAAATGAGGGTGCATACTCTGTTCAAAATGAGGATGGAGAACAGGTACTATATCTTTTTGAAGAAGAAGATGATGCCTGTAGATATGCAATGCTTCTAGAAGAAATGGATTATCCTGATATGCATGTTATAGAAGTTGATCCTGATATGATGCTTGCTGCATGTGATTCTCATGGACATGACTATATTGTCATTACCAAAAATGATATTGTAATTCCTCCAAACACTGAACATGATTTTATTTGAAAAAGTTCGTTGGAAAAATTTTCTTTCAACGGGTAATCAATATTCTGAAATAAATTTTCAAGGAAAATCTACTACACTAATTGTTGGATCAAATGGATCAGGTAAGAGTACTGTTTTAGATGCACTTACTTTTAGTTTATTCAATAAACCCTTTCGTAAGATTAGTAAAGGCCAATTAGTTAACTCTACTAATGAAAAGGATTGTAGAGTGGAGTTGGAGTTTTCTATTGGTACAATTAGTTGGAAAGTAATACGGGGAATAAAACCAAATATATTTGAGATATGGAGAGATGATAATCTTTTAGATCAAGCATCTTCTGTTAATGATCAACAGAAGTGGTTAGAGCAGAATGTGTTAAAGATGAACTATAAATCTTTCACACAGATTGTAGTTCTTGGTAGTAGTACGTTTGTTCCTTTTATGCAATTGACTGCTACGAATCGTAGAGAGGTTATTGAAGATTTACTTGATATAAAAATATTCTCTTCGATGAATAATATTATAAAAGATAAGATTAAATTAACTAAAGATGATGTTAGAACTCTAGAATTAAAAAAGGAGTCATTGAATGATAAACTTTCTATGCAAGAAAATTTTATGGAGGAGATAGAGAATCGTGGTAAGGAACGTATTGAGAGAAAGAAGAATAAAAAGGATAGTTTAAGTGATGAAATATGTGTTCTTACAATGAAGAATGAAGGTTTGGATGATGATTTATATGGTCTTAATAAAGAACAAGAAGTGGTTCTAGGTGCAGGTGAAAAGTTAGTGAAACTTAACAACCTTAAAGGTAAAATCTCTAATAAAGTATCTACCATTACTAAAGAGCATAAGTTTTTCACAGACAATACTGTATGCCCCACCTGTACACAATCTATAGATGAGTCCTTTAGAATAAATAAAATCAACGATGCTCAAACTAAAGCCAAGGAGTTGCAATCTGGGTATAAAGAACTCGAAGATGCAATTAAAACAGAACAAGAGCGAGAGCATCATTTCACTCAACTATCAAAGGAGATCACAAAACTAACGCATGGCATTTCTAAAAACAACACTAAAATCACTGGTTGTCAAAAGCAAATCAGCGATTTGGAATCGGAAATTCAAACAATTACCGAACAACTTGCAAACAGAAATACTGAGCATGACAAGTTAGAAACATTTAAGGCAAATCTCCAAGAGACTTATGACGAGTTAGTCTCACATAAAGACAGAATCAAATATTACAACTTCACTTATGGTCTATTGAAAGATGGAGGAGTTAAGACTAAAATCATCAAGAAGTACTTACCGTTGATAAATCAACAAGTAAACCGTTATCTACAGATGATGGATTTTTACATTAACTTTACTCTTGATGAGGAGTTTAACGAAACCGTACAGTCCCCTATTCATGAGGATTTTTCTTATGCTTCTTTTTCGGAAGGTGAGAAAATGCGGATCGATCTGGCCCTCTTGTTTACATGGAGAGAGGTTGCTAGAATGAAGAACTCTGTAAATACTAATCTTCTTATCATGGATGAGGTGTTTGATAGCTCCTTAGATGGGATGGGAACAGAAGAGTTCCTTAAAATTATTAGGTATGTTATTAAGGATGCAAATATTTTTGTTATCTCTCATAAGACAGGAATGGAAGATAAATTTGAAAGTATGATAAGCTTTGAAAAAGTGAAAGGATTTAGTAGAATTGGATGAAAGATATTTTTTCTGATTATGTAGATGATGATATTAGTAATTTCTTTTTAAAGAAATTGAAATATTTTGAATCTAGACCCAAAGTATTTTATCATCAAGCACCCACGATGAAGGGGGATTATTTTGGAACGGTAAATCTGTTACCTTTTTTAGATAAAAAAGCGTTTACTTATTTGGAGAGAATTAAAAAGAAGGTAGAAGAATTTGCATCTACTTTATTGACGTATCATTATCTTCATATGTTAGATTATAAGAAAGGTGGTCATATATCACTTCATAATCATGTTCATCATGCAGAAGATTACAGTTCTTTGCTTTATTTGAACGATTGTGATGATGGGGCTACTTATTTTATAAATGAGGGTAAGGAATATGAAATTTTACCTGAAAAAAATAAACTCCTTGTATATCCTTCTCATATTTTTCATGGAGGTAGACACACTACTTCAAAAAAAGTGTTAGTAAGTGGATACAAATTTAAATATAATTTTTTATCAACATAGAATTATATGGCAACCTATAAACATGAGTCAGGTAAAAGATTTCTTTTTGTTCATATACCTAGAACTGGTGGGAGATTTATAGAAGTAAATTTAGAGAAGAATGGATGGGAAGTAGAACCAATAGATTATTATGGGATACCTCATTACCAACATTCATTCATAGATGATTGTGAAATTGCACACTTTCACAGAGATCTGTATGAAAAACATTGTGATATAGAAGGCATAGAACAAATTGCGGTTATTAGAAATCCTATCGATAAATTCTTTTCAGCATCGACCTATTTGATTACGGTTCATGGTCGTCAGGTGCAAGAGAGATTGGAAGATTATAATGAGATGGTATCTATCATCAAGAATTTTCCTCAATCGGAAACTCTGAGTTGGTGGAAACCTCAGGTAGATTTTTTAACTGAGAAGACTCATCTATGGAAATTTGAAAAAGGATTAGGTACAGATTTTGGTGATTGGGTAAGTGAGAAACTGGGAGTTCCTTTTGAGATAGATCCTTATGTGAATTATGCTACTAATGATTATGAAGGATTTAAACTTGACAAAACTGATAAATTGATTCAGAATATTAGAAAGTTTTGTTCCGAAGATATTGAACAACTCTATCCAGAATTAAAATAAATGGCTACATTTAGACATATCCCTAGTGGTAAAAGATTTCTTTTTATTCATATTCCCAGAACAGCAGGAAGATTTGTAGAAACTAACTTGCTGGTTAATAATGAATTTGAATGGTGTGATGATTGGGATAAGTTTGGAATAGAAAGAATGTTTGAGTCCGTTGATGGACCAGAAGGGGAAATAGAATTAGGACATTTTCATAGAGAATATTATGAGAAATATTTGGATTGTGAAGGTATACCTCATGTATCCATTATAAGAAATCCTCTTAAAAGATTTATTTCAGCCTCAATTTATATAAACAGAATATATGGAATGGCTAATGACAGTGGTGAGTATACTAAGGAGAGTCTTCAACAATGTCAGGAATTGATGGAGGATGAAAATTATTTTTATCCAATGTTAAGGAATTTTCCTTTCGATGAATCCAAGAATTGGTATAGATCTCAGTTAGATTTTTTATCTGATAAAACTCATATATGGAGATTTGAGGATGGATTTAAAGATGAATTTTCTAGTTGGTTAAGTGATATAATCGGAGTGGAAGTTAAGATGAAAAAAGAGACAACTTATTGGGGTCAACCTGATGAAGGTCGTAAATTAAAACCAACTCCTAAACTTTTAGAGAATGTGAGAAAACTTTATAAAGAAGAGATTGAAAAGTTTTATCCTGACATATGAATCTTTGGTCAGACTATAAAGCAGCTCTCTTTGACATCTTTCCGATGGATAAGATTTTGAGGTGGGGATATTGGAAGAGTAAAGATACTACTCTGGTTGCTCAGTTATTTCATAATTCTTCTATAATTAAATCAAGGGAAGTTGAAATTTATAGTGATAAGTCCTGTATCTATAATAATATAATCTATCCTAAGACAGGTAGTAACCTTCCTTGTTTTGGTATGGATTTGATGGCCTTCAGTGAGAAGAGGGTTATTGTTGTTTTTGATTTTCAACATCCTAAAGAGAACTATCCATATCGTGTAGAAGGATTGCCAGTAGCAACAGAAGACTATCGTTTCTTTGAAAAGGGTAATCACTTCTCTGATAATATCTTTGTTAGGTATTGTAAGATGGAAGAAGTAAATGCTTATCTATCTACATTTAAGGAATACTTGACGAAGTATGTGGATATGGTAGAATTAGAGAAACCAACTGGAACCGATACCAGTGTATACAAAGACTTTGATGCTTATATGACCAGACTTGATCCAGTAAGTGGATACCTTAAAGGTAAGTTTGGAAAAGAAAAAGCAGAGAGTTTAGTAAACGATTTCTTATTTGAATATGGTTAACGCATGGAGTTTAGCAGCCTCCGTATTAGATGGAACACTTGATGAAGATTATCCTATTATGACAAAAGCAGAAACAACTATTACTCCACAAGAAAGTGATGAGTATGATCCTCCAAAGGCAAAACCAGAACCAATTACATCATTAGAAACTGAAGATACTGATGATGTTGTTAATGTTCCTTTAGGTGATGTTAATCTTGATGAGATTACTATTAGTACTAATGAATATGGTCAAGAACATTCTCCTTATTATTACGATTACAATCGCAATGATCCTGATAGAGAGAATCCTTTTACAGATGCTTTTGATTATATGATGGCAGAAACAGTAGTTGGTAATGGTAACACTGCTTCTTATGAGTATGGCTATCCATCAGCATTTACAACACTTTCTGATAATGATGATTCAATAGCACATCATGTTGGTTTAAACTATGATGAATTAACCCTAAATATCGAGGATCCAATTAGACCACAGGAGATTATGTCAGATAGTAGGAATAAGTATCATGAAAAAGAGATACTTAAAGATGTAGAAGATTATGTATCACGTACTTACAATGGACATTACACAGGTACTAAACATGAGTATCGTAATGTTCAAACAATAGACTTGATGGCATCAAGAGATCTTGCTTCTGATTTCTGCCAAGCTAATATACTTAAGTATGGTAGTAGGTATGGAAGTAAAGATGGTAGAAATAAAGGAGACTTGCTTAAAGTGATTCATTATGCTATGCTATTATTACATTTTGATGAACATTACGGCAAACCTTCAATTACCAGTGGTAACATTGATCACAACATGCCTTAATCATGAGAGAAAACACTATGAAATTGTCTGACAAGACTTTGACTTTATTGAAGAATTTTTCATCTATTAATCAGTCTATTCTTTTTAAGCAAGGTAGTTCTTTAAAGACTATCTCTGTAATGAAAAACATTTTAGCGGAGGCTACTATTGAAGAAGATCTTCCTACAGATTTTGGTATCTATGATCTTAATCAGTTTTTGAATGGTCTTGGTTTACACCAAAACCCTGATTTAGATTTTGAGAATCAGGGTCATGTGGTTATTAGAGAAGGAAAGTCAAGAACAAAATATTTCTTTGCTGATCCTCAAGTAATTGTTACTCCACCTGAAAAAGAGATTACTCTTCCTACTGAAGATGTTTCTTTTGAGTTGAGTACTTCTCATTTAGATAAGTTACTTAAAGCAGCAGCGATTTATCAACTTACTGATTTGGCTGTAGTTGGTGGAGATGGAGTTGTGAAGATTGTAGTTAGAGATAAGAAGAATGATACTTCTAATGATTTCTCTATTGTAGTTGGTGAGACTGAATCTACATTCTCATTT